AAAAACGGCAGCGGTGAGTTTGTTATCCAGACCACGGCAACGGACACCGACACATACATTGGCGAGCTTGCCGAGGCAATGCACAAGGCCGCATCGTCGTCTGGCGACGACGGAGGATTGGCAATGATGGGGATCATGAAAAACGCAATGCCAATCGCCTTCAAGCTGTCCGGTTACAAAGCAGAGTCTGTCAGCGAGCAGAGAACGCTGGTTTGCGGCGCCATATCTCCTAACTCGTGCGAGGTTGTCTCCAGTGCTGGCAGGTAATGCAAGGAAGATAGCCGACCTGTATTGGTCTGGCAAAGAATCAGCCTACACCGTTCGAGTGGAAACCAGTGCGCCTGGGTGTTTTGGACAATCCGAAGTGTTTAGCGGGGCGATGATGCGCGACACATCAGGTAAGGATGGTGTCGCGTGGGACTCAAGATTTGTCCATGAATACGCAAAGAATGTTGTCCCTTTTGAACTTGTTTGGAGATCCGGTATGGAAATTGAAGTAGTCGCAACTGAGTCGGCTGACCGGGCGAACTCTGCTCTCGCAAACCTGGACGTGACCGTCAAGAAGTTTCGAGAGCAAATCAAAAACGACCTTTCTTCGATGAAAGCATCGTCTGATCGCGTGCAGTCCGAAGTCATCCAGATGGGTACTAGGTACAAAGAGGCGCAGGCGATTCTGACTAGCCTGCAGATGGAAACGGCAATCTCAAACGCCGAGAGGCTGGCCGTTGCGCTAAAGGCGATCAGCGAGCTTTCAACCACGAAGCTCAGTGTTGCTGTGTTTGGGGGTGAAAAGTGAACGACCTATTATTTTCGTTGTTGTCAAAGGTTTTTCGTTTGTGGACATCTACAACAATGAGCGACATGACATCGCCAGTGGCGCAAGCTTTGCCAGTTTCCAGAAGTTTTCAAAAATCAACGTCACTTGCTCGTGGAATTAACTTTTCATCTCGAAGAATGGAAAGCATGAAGAAACCGGCATCTGCACCGATCAAGCGCGCTGCCGTCAAGGCTCGCAACCGCGCGAAGCATCGGGAGCACTGCAGGTAGACGACTTTGGGGCGGACGCTCATTCGCGCTGAGAGCTGAAAACGTCACGCAGGGATCAGCACCTGCCGCCCCACCTAACACCAGACGAAGGAAAATGAAAATGGAATCAACCGCACTGACCCTCCCAGCACGCGCAGCCATCGCGCTGCAATCCACCGCTGCCGAGGCGCATTTACGCGAATTGCTGGCCGGAACCGTCGGCATTACCGCAGTCACGAACCGCGCCGGCCGCGAAGAGTGCCACAAAGCCGCGATGCGAGCGCTGGCCCGCGACATCGATAGCCCGGACGGGGTAGCCAATGCGGCGATTCTGGAGGCGGCTGAGCGGATGGAGGAGATGCTTGATGCTCTGGTCGCGGCGGATAAATATCTGGAGCACAGACGGTTTATTGGTGGCTTGCGCGACAAGGTGAAGGAGGCAATCAAATGAAATACACCGTCGTTTTTGAGTGGCCAGACGGGCCAGAGCCGGCCGTAAGCCGTACCGACACGTGGAATGGTTACAAGCGTTGTGCTGTGCAATTCACCAACCTGCACAATGAATTGGAGTACATGATGCCGAAGCTTGTGCAGGAAGCTCTTGAGAAGGTCAGGCCATGAAGGAAGCCATCAAATGAACAGATGAGCGAAATGGCAGCATCGGTGTGACTGCTGCGGTAAATTTGTGATCCCTGGGCAGCCTGGGTCATCATGGGTTAATGTTCCTCACTCCGATGTTTCCTACGGAGACGAGCGGGAAAGGTGCGCAACATGCACAGCAAAGCACGGGCCGGCCGATGCACAGCCCGGATATGTTAAGCATCTTGTGCAAGGCGTGGTGCCAGCATGACCGGCCAGACAACCCAAGCCGAACTGATAGACGAACTCGCCGAGGCGATCGCCCGGCACATGCCGCGCCGGATACCATTCGCGGTCGACTTGTGGAGCCACAAGGAGGTAGCCGAGTACCTCAAATGCACCCCGCGCCAGGTGGCTGATCGGTACGCCAAGATCGACGGCTTTCCGAAGCCGGCCGGGCCTCGGGGGGGTGCATCCGAGGTATCTGGCGAAAGAGGTTGTCGCTTGGGTTGAGGGGCAGAGGGAAAAGTCATGAAATGGGAAGACGTAAGCGAGAGAACGCCAACGCCTGTTGGCTGGAGCGATACCGATTGGATAAAGCACATTGCAGAATGGCGAAAGCGCGATCAAGAGCAACTGCACCCGATGGCAGGTCTGCACATAAACCAAGGCAGCCTTGATGCCGCGGCGGACGCCTACGAGGCTGAGTACAACAAGGCGCACGGGGTTGAGGAGCTGACGGTGAAGCGCCCGCGAGGCAGCGAGCCGCGCACCAGGCGTCCGTCAGAAGAGGAGGTCGAGCGGATTCTGTTTTGCCTCGGGTATTCGCGCGACGAGGCGCCAGAGACGAAGACGGCGAGGCGTGCGTCAGGGTGGTCGAAAGTTTTCTGGACCCGGAAATAGACAGCAATACGTCGTATGCGGACGAAGTGTGCGATGGCCTGCTGCGCCAAGTTATCGAGGCGATGCGCGCCAAGCATGTCGACGCGGCAAGCTTGCATGGGTCAGCAGCTGATGTATAATGCTCCTGCTTGCTTGTGTGTCACGATTGGACTGCCGTGCTGATGTTCTCAGGCGCCAGCCGGCAAAATGAAGTACCAAGAGCCGCCTCCGGGCGGCTTTTCACTGCCTGCGCGCCCACTCCATCCACGCCACCGCCGCCGCCCGATCCTCGAACCATAGCACGCGCTCTGCCCGGTATTCCGTTACCCTGTAGCGCCCACGGAAAAGCAGAACGAAGTCATCAAGCGTCCATCGCCTTCTCCTCGGCGGGATGTACTCGACAGCGAAAAAGCGACGCCAGCGGCCCGGCATGGTGGCGATGAAATGCGGCACGAGCGCGAAGGCGTGACTACGCCGGATAGCTACCGGATACGCGCACCACGAGCGGCCCCAAAACCACATTGCGACCAGCCAGCAATTCAGCAAGCGGCGAGCGTGGCGCATGGCAGCTCATTTTGCCGCCGGTGATGTCCGACGATTGCAGCCAAGTGGCCGAAGTCTTGCCGTCCTCGCGCCTGCGCAGTTGCTGGATGCCGTGCTGTGTCTCACAAATGCCCTCGATGCGTTCCAGGCGCGCCGCGACGTTACCGGCCATCACATCGTCACGGTGCTGAGTCTGGTTGCGAATCTCGGCGATCTGCTGGCGCATCTCGTGTTCGATCGAGCCCAACCGGACCTCCACAGACGAGACGGCCGAGGCTATCGAGTCCATGCGCTTGACGACGCTGCCCAAATACCATTTTATCGCCGCGATGGCCAGGCCTGAACCAACTGCCAGAATGGACGAGGCGATGGGCGCGGCGAGTCGGATCAACTCCAGCTCCAGCGGGGTCATTGGATCAGACAAAGTTCACAAAGCCGGTCTCCCAAACAATCTGTTTTAGGATCGGATGGTATGTGCCGAATGGATGCGAGCCGGATGTGACGATTGGTGCAGGATAGGCTGATAGCGTGTCGGGAGACAGAGGTGGAAACCATACAGTGTTTCCGCCAGGATAGCTCATACCCATTCCCCATAGGCGATTTGAATATCTTTTTGGGAACAGGTAAGCATCTTCAAATGGCCCGTACTGATTGTCTTCGAAAACCGGAATATCACCCAACGGACCAGAATAGCTTGAAACGGTCCAACTAACAAAAGAACTTCTAATATTTCCGCAAAACATTTGATAGCCTTGAGAATTCGGGCCAGTTATTGTGCGATCACGTATATTCAGTGCCTGGTTTGGAGACTCAGTAAATCGTAGTTCAATCTCAGAAGCCCTTTCGACTGTCTGCAAAGTGTCGTTTTCGTCAAAACAAAATCCGACAATAATACCGGCGCCGTTGAAAATTCCGTCAACCTCATGGAACATCCACTGCCAGCCAGTAGGAGTCCCGCTGCCCATGTCGAAAGGCGGGGGGTCGCCAAGCAGCATGTTTTGCTCATAATATTCGTTCGTCCACGCATTAAACCACTCGTCACGCCATGTCGTTACGCGCGAGTAGTCAAGCGTTTTTGCCGGATTGGTAGGCGAATACAGCCCGCTGGTATCCTGTCTGTCGATCACAAGCGTATAGGTCGCCGTCGCTGCTGGTGGGATTCCTTGGATATTCAGCAGTGCCGCGCCTTTTACGATCGTCTGATCTGGGTTAAGTTTGACAAAGATGGCATTTGCGCCCTTGCTGTCCAGGTCGTACAGATCGCCCACGGTGTACGATGGCGGAACCGGATTGCAGGGGACCTCGATTGTTTGCGCAAGCCCTCCCCATGTGTCAGTCGTCATGAATCGCTTACGCAGCGGATAAAACTGTAGGCGCAGACCAGGGACCCCGAGCAGCGAATAGTAGGCCGCTATTACTCGCCACGTTGAATTTCCAGGGGCGATGTAGACAAAGGCCGTTTCTGATGAGTTTGTCAAGCGCTGCTCGTAAAGGCACTGCCCGGCCACAAGCCCATAATTCAGCCATGTGCGCCCTGCTGCGACGTCTGCAGCGTCGGCTGTAGCGTCCGGAGTGACGCCATATGGGATGAGCGGATAGACGACGCCGACACCGATGCCAGGGCGCGCCACAGGGCGAGTCTTGCCGCCTGGCAATCGCACCGTGCCGCCTTGAATCAGCCCGTGCCACGGGTCACCGAGCTTGAGGATCTCGTCGAGCACGCACAGGCCATTGCCAGCCGGCGAGGTGTATGGCGGCGCCTTTAGTGTCAGCGTTTCCGGCGTGCCATCGACAACCATGTCGATTTTGCGCGCCTTCTTCACGAGAGCGTGAACGCCTGTCGGTCCCCTGATCAGATCGAAGTCGGCGAACCAGTCTGTTACCGGAGCGGCGCCGAATCCGGCAACACGGTCGGCTCCGGAAGCGGGGCGAATCATCGCCTCCTGCAGCGTCAGTTGGTAGTCCGTCTTCAGCAGGCCGTCGGTGGTCGTCAGTTTGACTGCCGAGGCGTAATAGTTGGCATCTCCGGCCGTCGTGTCTCGCGGCCGCGGCTGCAGATAAAGCCGCATATTGCCGTCGAGCGGAGTATTCATCATGTCATAGTTGAACGTCATCGCGTTGTCGGTTTCGAGAACGCGCAGCGCGTAGTCGACCTCAACGTATGTTCCCGGTTCTTCACGCGGGCCGGCTTTCCCAACCCTAGCCGGAATCGGAGACGGCAGGCGAGCTGCAGGCAAAACGCGATTCCTTCGCGTGGTCGTGCCGACTCCTTGGCGCAGGAAGTCGCGCGACCTGGCGATGTCTTCGGCTTCGCTCATTTGGCCGAATCAGGCAGCATGACAGCCAGCAGGCCAGCGAGCCCGATGCCGGTCGCGACGATCAGTTCTGTTTCGTCTGGCGAGAGCGCGGCCCCGCCTGCGGTCGCCATCAGGACCAGTCCGCGCCAGGTGCTTGGCTCCTTCAAGCGGGCGATGGCATAGGCGAGGATCGTCCATCGCGCCTTGCGCCTGACGGTCTCCTGCGTCGGTGCGGGTTCCGGTGGCGTCATGCGCGCGATGGTGCGAGCGATGATGGCGGCTCGCGTCGGCGGCTTGATCCGATCCGGTGGTGTCTCTTGCTCGATCATGGCGGCGGCTGGCCTGTCGAAAGCGATTTCCCCACCCTGGCCGGAATCGGCGGAACGCCAGGCGGGTCTTTAAGAATCCTGTTTCGCAGCGTGCTGAGCCCGGCCGCTGTGCCTAGGTCGTCGAGTGACTGCACGATGTCGGCACCTGCCGGCTGCGGCGTGTTCTGTGGCTGGCTCATAGCGTGATTTCCAGAATGTCTTCCGTGATCGGCGCGGAGTAGCTGCTGTTCAGCGGGATGTCGAGCTTGTCGCGCTCGATCGCTGCCACCTCGGGGAAGGTCACGGTCAGAATGTGGTCTTCTGCCGGGCCATAGTTGAAATCGGACGTCGGCACCTCAGAAAGCGCGGTGGTTGCCGGCGCTGATCCAGCAGGGGCGGCGGTCGGCGTTTCTGGGTGGGCAATGCCCGTGCCGGCGACAGAGCATATTGCGAGCGAGAAGCTCGTGATGGCTTCCCCGGACTCTGGCGACAGGGTATGCGTCACGCTTTGGCATTTGCCGCGGGCGTGCAGCTGTCCGGTATCGATGTCGATCGTCTGCGGCAGGTCGACGTCGGGATTGAGCGCAACGGCTGCCGATACGGTGTTTCGCCGATGGCTGGCCCATATTCGAGTCTTCGCGACGGCAATCAATGTCTCCATCGCCGCGTCTGCTGACGCGCGGTCGGTGTCTGGCGTAAGTGTCACGTCGGCCGAAGTCGTGAAGCCGTTCGACACCACGGCGCGGTCCTTCGGCGGGATGCTGGACAACGACTTGGCGTATAGCAGCATGGAGTGCTCGACCGCTTCCACGGGCGGATACTCGCCCTCAAGCGCGCCGGTCAGCCTGTCGCGCAGCGTTCCGACTGCGGCGATGCTGTTCGGCGCCGTGACCGTGATCGCGTGCTGTTCCTCGATCGTTTGGGTGTATTCAAAGCTCACCAGGGCCGTGTAGCCCATGCACAGCAGGTAATCGGATGGCCCTGGCTGCCAGCTGCCGACCGCGAACGCAGGAAGGTCGGTATAGGTGATCGAGACGATTGCTCCACCTGCGGCACCGATGGCAGTTTCAACGGCCGCGCGCGTCAACCACCAGTTGCCGGCCTGCGCGTGCGCCTCGATCGTCCCGAGCGTCACATAGGTGTCGGCAATCTCGTATCCCTCGGCCTTGACCCTGGGGAAGCGATAGGCGAAGTCAATATCGAAGCGGTTGATCAGCTGGTGGCGGCTTGATTGCGACGTCTGCAGCGAGCCGTCCAGAATGTGGTCAGCCGTAAAGCTGATGTTCGGCGAGGCCCGCGGCGCCCAATCGGACAGGCGGAAAGCGTTTGTCGGGCTTAGGTCGAGCGATGCCGGGACGGTGGCGAGCCGGTCTTGAGCGCGCGACCATCCACGGGCGGCCGGGTCGAAAATCACTGGCGAGTGATAGCCGCCGGGAACCAGGGTATCGATTGACTGCGCCGATAGCGCCTCGATCTGGTTTTGCAGGTTGTCGGTTGCGAGCAGGCCGATGGTTCGAAGATTGAGATCTAGCGTTGGGGTATCGATGATGCCGGTGAACAGCCGGCGGGAATCCGTCGCGACGCCGGTGGACATGTCGACGACGTCAATCGTGATTGCCTTCCCGGACCAGTCGGAGATTGCAAACCCGGTTCCGTTGGCCGGGCGTATAGTCAGCTCGGCAATTCTGGCGGCGCCTTCGCTGGCTTCCACGCGGATGTCTCCGACGATGCGCGCGGAGACGTCGACGCCTGCAATCGTGACGACGGCGGACCAGACAGCGGCGGCATTGCCTGCGCCAGTGGTCCCGCCATAGGTCGGCGGATAGGTGATGATTGGCGGGAGGCCTGGCCAGAAATTGGCATTGAACCACCCGGGCGGCGCGTAGACAACGCCGTCAGACTGGAAGTCTGCCAGATTCCATAGTGGCGGCGCGTAAGCCACCGGTTAGCCGCCTGGCGTAACGCGGTCGAGCACCA